TATCCTCCTGTGACTCAAAGTGGTCCAGGTGCTAACGTTGGACCGAGCACTTCTACGACGAAGAGAAAAAGTTTAGCTGAAAAAAGACGAGACAGAGAACGTAAAGAAGCGGCAGAAGAGCAACGAAGATTAGCGGAAAAAGTTGGTACGGTAGAACAGGATGAAAATGGAAATTGGTACGCTGTAGTTCAAATTGAAGGATCGAATGCTTTTGGTCGAGATTACAGTATTGATCCGAAGGATAACAGCCAAGGACCGACGTTTGGGAAGAATGTATCTGACAAAATAGAAGATTTGTTTCCTGAAGAAGTAGCTGCGGCGGGTGGATCTTCTGATTATGTTGGTAGTATTACAGACACTTTTAAGGACACGGATGTAGATTCATTGGGCTATGACCCTGCTACTGGGACATACAATCCAGTTGTTGAGGCTCCGTCAGATATTGCTCAACCTGGGGACACGGATATACCCGAGGTTACGACGGAACTCATTGAGGGTGAGGACTATACACCTACGGCGGCGGAGTTAGCGGCGCAATTAGAACAAGCGGGATTAGATGATTTAAGGACCGACTTCTCGGACATAGACTACACCACGACGGCTACTGGTGATGACTTTGACATCGGAGCTATGATGAATCTTGACGATGCGACGGAGGGCACTGCTTATTCGGACGATGAATTTAGGGATGACGGTCCTGGGTTCTTCCGACCTGGTCAGGGTGGTTTTGAGGTTGCGGGTGTGACGGATGCCGGAATGTTGCCAGTCAAAACGTTACAGTCAGTGTTTGAAAGTTTAGGTCAGTCTGTCAAAGGTATTCCGGGTGCTACGGATGATTTCATAGAAAAACTCATAGAGTTTGGATATGACGTTAAAAAAGACCCTCAAGGTGTTTTAGATGGATTTGTAAACGCATTGAGCACAGCATCTAACACCTATGAGGTAATTAATCCTGAAACGGGAGAACTTGAGAGCGTGAACATTGCTCCTTTGTCCGATGCGGAGAAAGAAGAGCTTTTGATGAATTTGCCTGTTTCCATTGCAGACAATACAAGAGAAAGCGTTGAGTTTACTTTTTTCTCTGACAATCTCCAAGCAGACAAAATAGGAAATGCTCTTATTGGTATTGGTGACAATATCTATGACACGCTTAGTGACGAACAAAAAGAAAGAATTGAAAAAGCGACTGTTACTGGAGATTTTAAAGATTTAGTAAACTTTATCACTGGTCAGTCATCTGCCATGACGGCGGACGGAAGCACAGTAGCTGAAAAATTTGGGGAAGATCCGGCTGCGTTAACTGCGTCTTTATTAGGACAAGCAGGCGATTTGGCGGTAGATTTAGTTATCTATCGTCTTTTTGGCAAAGTAGCAGCGGGTGTTACAGGTTTTGGTGAAGGATATGAGGCTAGTTCTGCTCAGATACGAGAAGAGATAATAGATTCATACGTAAACGGAGAACTAAGAGACTCAGCGGAATTTAAATCACTTCAGTCGCAATATGGAAGTGACGCTGCTGCCCTCGAAGCTTTAATGGACAAAGGTGACAAGTATGCAGCTATGGCGGGTGGCACAGAGGCGGTTCAGGATCTCTTGTTAGGTAAGATCACTTTTGATTTTGGTAAAGGAATTGGTAAAGTTATTGGTGCTCCTGTAGTAGGTGGTCTAACGGAGTCAATCACCGAGGGTACTCAAGAAGCGATCACCAACTTTGGCAGTAAGAATCTTGCGGATAACAAGATTGATGTTGGTAAAGATGTCATGACTGTTATGGCTCAAGCCTTGTTTCCTGGTATGGGAGCAGGGAGCTTTGGGGCTGCATCCACTAGAACGTTTACCAAGGACGATCTTCAGGAAATTATTGACGCTGCGGGTGCAAGTGAGTCCACGGTTCTTTCTACTTTTGTGAATAAGGTTCTCGATGGTGAGATTATAAATGTTACTAACGACGGTAGCGGAAACCTGATGATGAGCACACAAAAGGGTGAGGTTATTATTGGTGAAACGGATTACACCAAAGCAAGTTCAGATGAAGTAAAGGTAACGACGCCTTTTGGTGATGTTGTTACGGTAAAACAAACAGATGATGGCAACTTCATCTTTACCAACGAAACAAACGGACAAACAAAGTTTTCGAATATTTTCAACGCCCAAGCTATGACAGACTTTATAAACGAAACGAATCCGGCGGGTTTTGGTGGAGAAGGTACTACTGTTAGTGATCAGGATATCATTGAGGGTAGTTCAGGTGCTGAATTAAATAACAAATTTACAACCAGTGACGGAATAGTCGTAGACGAAAACTTTGATAAGAACCAAAAACTCAGTGATTTTGGACAAGTTGGCGGTGGAATAGGTTCTCTTAACACAGGAAACAATCTCACCAATGCTAATAACACCAGTATCTCAACTGCAAACGACGGATCTACAGTTATCTCCACGTTGAACAACGATGGAAGTACCACTGTGAGTGTTGTGAACAATGACACAAACACAACGGACACGGTCACAGTTGATAACAATACAAACACGGAAGTCACGGTGGGCGGTGTAAATGTAGCTGTGAACACGACTACCACGGGTGGTTCAAACGTAAATGTTACAGGAACCACGACTACAGATACGACTACAGATACTACCACAACGATCACTACGCCCACGATTGATGTACCAATAGAAGAAGACACAACGACATTTGATCCAATTGATACTGTATTTGTTCCTGAAACATCGTTTACACCCAATGGCGGTGGTGGCGGTGGAGAAACAACCACAGACGACAAAATTGGAGAGCAAGATCCAGGGTACACGTCTGGAATAGCGGGATTATCTGGAGCGAGACCAACGGTTGCTCCATATTATCAACCGCAACAGGTAGGAGATTATTCTTTCTACACACCACAACCAGGGATTACGCAAGTTGTGCCTGCGGGACCCGTGTTTCAAGAAACTCCTCAATCGTACCTTGCACCTACGGCAACGCCTCAATATGGCTATGGGTATATCGCACCGAATGCAGACCTTGAGTATTTGAAAGAACTGGCAAGGATTCAAGGCACTGGGGCAGAGAAACTACCATCAGAAGCTCTAATTAATAACGAATGAACCTACAAGCGTTACCAGAAGAAGCTCTAAAAGAGATACTGGCCCTCACAGAGGCTAAGAAAAAACTAGATTTGCGTGAGAAAGCGCAAGAAAAGTTCATGCCTTTTGCCCATCATGTGTATGAAAACTTCATTGAGGGCAGACATCACAGGATTATTGCAGAAAAACTGGAACAAGTGGCGCAAGGAAAGCTCAAGCGGTTAATTATCAACATGCCACCGCGTCATTCCAAGTCTGAGTTTGCTAGTTTCTTGATGCCTGCATGGTTTTTGGGGCGCAATCCGAAGCTCAAAATCATTCAAGCCACGCACAATACGGAACTTGCGGTGCGTTTTGGTAGAAAAGTGCGGGATTTGATTGACGATCCCGCTTACAAAGAGATTTTTCCTGACACAAACCTTAAAGAAGACAACAAAGGTGCGGGAAAATGGCAAACAGACAAGGGCGGTGAGTACTTTGCAGCGGGTGTTGGGGCTGCGGTAACTGGTCGTGGTGCGGATTTGTTCGTTATTGACGACCCACACTCGGAACAAGACGCCATGAGCGAGAGCGCATTTGACAATGCGTATGAATGGTACACCTCTGGGCCTCGACAGAGGCTTCAACCGGGTGGTGCAATTATAATTGTTATGACTCGATGGGGTAAAAAAGACTTGACAGGCCGTTTGATGGCGGCACAGGGCAGTGATGTCATGGCAGATCAGTGGGAAGTGGTAGAATTTCCGGCGATTTTGCCGTCTGACGCCCCATTGTGGCCTGAATTTTGGGAAAAAGACGCATTATTGTCGATCAAAGCGTCTCTTCCAGTAGGAAAATGGAATGCACAGTGGCAACAGACGCCAACTACGTCCGAATCGGCCATAGTTAAGAGAGAATGGTGGCAACCATGGGAAAAAGAAGAGATTCCGCCGGTAAAATACATACTTCAGTCGTATGATACGGCGTTTTCCAAGAAAGAATCAGCCGATTACAGTGCGATTACAACGTGGGGGATCTTTGAGCCAGAGGAAGGTGGGCCAGATAACATCGTTTTACTGGATGCGCAGCGTGGAAGGTGGAATTTTCCAGAGTTAAAAGAGACTGCATACCAAGAATATGAGTATTGGGAACCTGATATGGTGCTTATTGAGGCCAAAGCGACGGGTACTCCGTTGATAGATGAACTGCGTCTCAGGGGTATTCCGGCACTTGGTTTTTCCCCAGGAAAGGGAAAAGATAAGGTAACTCGTATGCACATGGTTGCGCCATTGTTCGAAGCAGGTGTAGTATGGGCACCAGTAGACAAGAAGTTTTCGGATGAAGTAATTGAAGAAGTAGTGTCATTTCCTAATGGCGATCATGATGACTTTTGTGATAGCATGACACTAGCACTAATGAGATTTCGCCAAGGAGGGTTTATATCTTTACTTGGTGAAGAAGAAGAAATGGAAGATTATCGTCCTAGACGGGAGTATTATTAATGGCACTACCACCACTCGTAGACTCAGGAATTAGACCCGAAGATATGATGGCTGATGAAACGTCAGTTGATGTATCTGTACCACAGCCCCAAAGTTTTGAGGGTGGTGCGGAGATAATAGACGATGGTCAAGGCGGGGCAATCATTCAAGCTCTTTCAGAACAGATGATGACAGAGGTTTCTATTGAACCAGAACACGATGCGAACTTAGCAGAGTTTTTAGACGAGGCGTATCTTGGAGAGATCTCTTCCGATCTGAGAGCATCTTACGAAGAAGACTTGGAGTCTCGTTCTGAGTGGGAAGACACTTACACAAAAGGTTTGGATCAGCTTGGTGTTAAGCATGAGGAGAGATCTCAACCGTTTGAAGGTGCCTCTGGAGTTACGCATCCGTTGATTTCTGAAAGTGTTACACAGTTTCAAGCACAAGCATACAAAGAGTTATTGCCTGCGGGAGGCCCAGTTCAAACACAAGTTCTGGGTCTTCAGGATGCAGAACGTGAGGAACAAGCCTCTCGAGTTAAAGATTTCATGAACTACCAGATTACAGAAGTGATGGAGGAGTTTGATCCTGACATGGATCAATTACTGTTCTATCTTCCTTTGTCTGGATCAACCTTTAAGAAAGTATATTTTGATGAAGCTAAACAACGTCCAGTATCTAAATTTGTCCCCGCACAGGACTTGGTCGTACCATATGCGGCTTCTGACCTACAAACTGCGTCGAGAGTCACACACGTACTACGAATGGATGCTAACCAGATCCGAAAAATGCAGATCGCAGGTTTTTATAGAGATGTAGAACTAAACAAGCACGATGAAGAAGAAAACGAAGTTCGTCAAAAGATAGACGAAATACAAGGCACATCTCGTGGATACACGGATGATGTGTTTACTATATTGGAAATGCACGTTGACTTAGACCTAGAGGGGTTTGAGGATATGTCGCCTGATGGAGAACCCACAGGGATTGCCTTACCGTATGTTGTAGCCATAGACGAGGGATCGGGACAGGTTCTTTCAGTTCGCCGTAATTTTGAAGAGGGCACAGAACTTGCTAAAAAGATGCAGTACTTTGTGCACTATAAGTTCATGCCAGGATTGGGATTCTATGGCTTTGGACTCATTCACATGATTGGTGGTCTTGGTCGTGCGGCAACGAGTATCCTTCGACAGTTGATTGATGCGGGTACACTTGCCAACCTCCCGGCAGGATTCAAGGCTAGGGGTGTAAGGGTTCGCAACGACGACGAGCCGTTACAACCGGGTGAGTGGCGGGACATAGATGCACCGGGCGGCAATATCAGGGATGCGATTATACCGCTACCCTACAAAGAACCCTCTGGAACCCTCGCACAGCTTCTAGGATCGCTTGTAGAGGGCGGTAGACGCTTTGTTTCACTTGCTGACCAACAAACCTCTAACATGAATCAGGAGGCTCCTGTGGGCACCACAGTGGCTCTCCTAGAGCGTGGCATGAAGGTTATGTCTGCAATTCACAAGAGATTGCACTACGCTCAGAAGAACGAGTTTCGTATATTAGCTAGAATTTTTAGAGATAACTTACCTCAAGAGTATCCATATGACGTATCTGGTGGAGATCGTAGGATTATGGCCTCAGACTTTGATGGTCGTGTGGATGTTGTCCCAGTAAGTGATCCTAACATCTTCTCGATGGCACAACGTGTAACGTTGGCTCAAACGCAGTTGCAACTTGCTCAATCTAACCCACAAGTTCACAATCTGCACGCAGCGTTTCGTCGTATGTATCAGGCACTTGAAGTCCAGAACATAGACGAGATTCTTCCTCCTCCTCCGCAGCCACAGCCTTTAGACCCCCTCATCGAAAACGCTAGGGCTTTGACAGGGGAATTGCTACAGGCGTTTGATGGGCAGAATCATGATGCTCACATCGAGATACACTTGATGTTTATGAAAACACCTATTGTTATGACTTCTCCGCAAGTCATCGGTATATTGATGGGACATTTACAAGAACACATTTCCAAGAAAGCTCGTGAAATGGTGCTTTCTGAAATACAGGGATTAGTGGCACAAGTTCAGTTGATGGCGCAATCTGGAGCAATAGATCCACAGCAGGCACAGCAACAGATCATGGAGGTTCAACAGCAGATGCAGAACCCAGAAGAGCTAGAGAAAGCAGTCGTTCTTCAGGAGATGAAACTTTTAAACGAACTGATGCCAAAGCTTACGCCACAAGGACAAGATCCTATGGCAGATCCTCTTGTACAGATTCGAATGCAGGAACTCGGTGTCAAACAACAAGACTTGCAGCGTAAGGCGTTGAATGATGTTGCTCAAATAGATCTGGAAACACAGAAGATGGAGCAACGTGCCGCAACTGATGCTGCTAGAATTGAAAGCATGGAAGACATAGCCGATCAGCGTAACGATACTAACCGTGAGCGTATTGATGTTCAACGACAGAAGATGCAACGAGGTGCCTAGATGGACCCCGTTAGCTGCGTAGCTTTAGCGACAGGGGCGTACAAGACGCTACGTGCGGCTATTTCTACGGGCAAGGACCTTCAAGAAATGTCTGGAACTTTGTCGCAATGGGGCAAGGCTTTTAGTGATTTCTCTAATCTTGAAGAACGAGAGAAGAATCCTCCGTTCTGGAAAAAGACATTTAAGGGATCTGATGAAGAAACTGCTTTAGAGATATTTGCTCAGAAGAAAAAAATGGAACAGATGAGGGCAGAGATTAAAGATCATATCTCTTGGAACTATGGGCCTAGTGCTTGGAAAGAAGTTTTAGCAATTGAGGCAGATATGCGCCGTAGAAGAAAACAAGAGCTATACCGCAAGCAAGAACAGATAGATAACCTTATAAACTTTGCCATAGGAGCTACAATATTTGTAGTGAGTGGAGGCATTTTGTTTGTTGTCTTTTACTATTTGGGCAAATGGCAAGGGAGATGGTAATGAAATTAGTTTTAGGTGTTTTATTTTTAATGTTTGTAGCGGCATTTCCGTTTGTTTATATGTTGGTTGCAAGTATTTAAATGTGGGTTCTTCTTTGGTTACAATTAGTGAGTGGAACTTTTGATCATTACCATGTGGGCAGTTACTCTAGTGAAGAAGCCTGTAAAGCAGCACAAAAAGAAGCTAAAGTATTGGTAACTAATCAAAACTCTAAAGTTGTATGTATTAAAATAGAACGGTGATACTCATTGAACGGCGTGGAAAATACATTGTGTATGACAAACAGGGAAAGGTTGTTATAATCACCCGTGACAAAAAAGTTGCAATTAAACATGCGAGATCAAAGAAATGACAGAGTTTGAAAAAGCAGATCTTAACAACAATGGCGTCATAGAAAAAGCAGAGTGGAACAAGCTTGCCTTGGAGGATCGCAGGCTTGAGATGATTGACCGAGACCTTAAACGTAATGCAGAGCGTAGATTTACAGGCTTTGCTTTGGCAGGAATGTTGATCTATCCGTTTATTATTTTACTTGCTTCGGTGCTTGGATTTGACAAAGCAGCAAGTTTAATCACAGATATAGCCAGTGTATATGTAATCGCAGCCTCTGGTGTGGTTGCAGCTTTTATGGGATTTAATGCGTATAGCGCAAAAGCTGAAAGTAAAAGAACAAGCATTCAGATGGAGGAAAGCACATGATGGATTTACTTGGAAAACTGGTTGATCCAGTTAGTAACATCCTTGACAAGGTAATCGAAGACAAAGATCAAAAGGCTAAGTTAGCTCACGAAATAGCAACGATGGCTGAGAAAAACCATCAAGCAATCGTGATGCAACAACTAAAAATCTTGCAAGCTGATGCACAAGGAAACTGGTTCCAATCTTCTTGGAGACCGCTTATCGGTTGGATCGCCGGAATATCTCTTGGTATAAATTATATGGTTGCCCCAATTGCTTTGGGTTTTGGTTTTGAAGTACCCCAGGCAGACATGTCAGTAATGATGCCCTTGTTGCTTGGTATGCTCGGGATCGGAGGAATGAGATCATTTGATAAACTTAAAAAAACGGATAGTAAAAAATGAAATACATGAAAGATATAGTGGTGTTAGTTATGGCTGTTGGTTTGATGGGTATACTTGCGCTAATCGTTTATGATGAGTTTGCAATGGCAAATGCGCATGGCGGTGAATTAGATGAAAACATCATAGGTTTGCTACAAATGAGCATGACAGGTGTGATTGGCGTGGTTGGTGGCTATGTAGGCGGCAAGTCAAATGGGTGATTTGAAGATACCAGTAGCTCTAGTTTTTGCCATGGCGGTGCAATTAGTTGGTTTGGTGTGGTATATTAGCAACATGGTACATGACATAGAGCACTTAAAACAAACTGTATCAGCCCAAGATGAAATGATAAAACTGATAGATCAAGACGTTGATGATCTTTGGTATTTCTGTACCTACACAGAAAACAAATGGGCTGAGTCATATACAAATGATATGACCTATCAAAGAGTTTGCGGAACAAAAGAGGTAATACAACAATGACTTTAAGTAAAAGAAAAAAAGCTACCGTAAAGAAAGTCATGAAAGGTTTGAGCAAAGCCTCAAAGACTCATGCTAATCAAGCTAAGAAACTAAAGAAAGTTTTAAAAGGTAAGAAGTAATGAGTGAAGCACTAAAGACATTACAAGAGAAGATAGGAGCCACCCCAGATGGTGCGTTTGGCCCTAATACCGCAACAAAGATTTGCCATCATTATGCTTTGAATCCAGAGCGTGGAGCACATTTTCTTGGGCAACTTGTGCATGAGAGTGGTACGTTTAGATATGTAGAAGAGAACCTAAACTACAGCAAAGAATCTGTATTAGCTGTATTTGGTAAATACTTTAAAACAGAAGGTGATGCTGAGAGTTGTGCTAGGAACCCGCAAGCCCTTGCTGACCGTGTGTACGGAGATAGAATGGGTAATGAAGGACAAGGATGGCTATATCGAGGCCGAGGTTTTCTTCAGTGCACTGGCAAAAATAATTATTCTCAGTTTGCAGCGGACATGGATCTACCAGAGATCATGAAAGATCCTGACTTGGTTGCCACAAAATATCCCATGGAATCAGCCATTTGGTTCTTTCACAGGAACAAACTTTGGGAGATTTGTGACGAAGGTGTTAATGATGAAACAATCAAAACGATCACCAAAAGAGTGAACGGCGGTTA